ATTCTAAGGCTATTTACAGCGTTTCTAAGAGACTTTCTATATGTCTAGATACTCGGAGTCCTCTTGAGGTGCTGTAAGGTCTATAGTGGCCTTTATATCAAGTTTAGTGCTTTGGACCTTCGTAGGTGCTTTATGGCCCTGCATATCGTTAATCACTTTTATAGCCTCCATAGCGGCCTTCATATCCCCTGTAGCCAACGCAGTGTCTCTAATCTGCACCAACATAGAAAGGTTCGTGCCTTTAGCACTCTCTATCTGACTAGACTCTTCGTTGACAAACTTCATCAACTCCTTATGGAACGCAGTTCCTATATTACGCCTGTCCCTGTAGTAACTAGTGTAGTTGAGGTCTCTAGCAATAACAGGCGCTCGGTGTATACCCTCATCCCTAACTCTAGACATAAACTCATCTTGCAACTCAGTTAGCTCTGCACCCTGTCCTCGGATAACATCGCCCTTACGATTCCTTACGCTCATACTTCGGTCTTCCATCTTCGTTATAAAATCCTCCATTGAAATAGAGGTCTGTTAGCGGTTGTAATTCCAAGCTGTGATACCACTTCCATAATCGCTCCCTAACACCTGCAATGCAACTTCCGCAAAAGGTGTTTTCGTTCTCAAGCTTCTTGAATCTCTCGTTCCTCCCAACTAGACTGTTGTGGAATCTGATAAGGCGCTTCTTATCCTCACCCTTCGGCATTCTCCTACCGAGAATCAAATACATTACTTCAATGTCACCATACATAAGCTTTCGGATTACTTTAACCATTACACTAATTTACAAAAAGAATGTTTCTATTCACTACAACACAACCCTTATTATAATATATTATATATAGTAATATATTATATAGTAACCCTTATAGGGTTACTAATAAGTAATAGTATTATATTATAATAATAGCTCAGACTACTAAATCTCCAAATCACCTGCTTCCCAATTCACAGCAACCCATCCCCCCAATTTCCCCCCGCCCTCCTTTAAGTCAGGTATACCCCAGAGATATTTTTTTCCGTTCATGCTAAAAAAAGTGATAAAAAATTTGCATATGAAATATTTTTGACAGGTGCGCTCTAGTCTAGTAAATATATCCCTTATTTATTTGGTGGGTAAAATATATTTTTTATATTTGTAATGAAGTACAGCCAAGCGGGTCGTACTATTTATATAAATAATACCTAATAATTATTATCATGAGTAAGTTAAATTTCAAGATTGCAAAGAAGACTATTTTCGTAAATGTACACAAGTGCGAGTTTAACGAGAGCGGCGAGATTACTAAAATCGCAGAAGCCACAGAGAACGACAGAATCAAGGCACATTTCAATAGCCTTATAGAAGCTATTTCTAGCGATGATTTCGGAACCCTTACAGAAGAGGGCCAAAAGCATTTTGCTAAGCATAAGAAAGCATTACTAGAGAAATTCGTAGTAACTGCTAGCAATGGCCAGAGAATGCCTCTAGAAGTAGTTGAGGCAGAGCTATAGAAATAACGGGGGGCTATTAATATAGTCCCCCATTCTTATTAATATCAATCATTATAATTATTTATCCAAATGAACCACAAGGAATTTATAAATACCAACGAGGCACTGTATAAATGTGCATTCAACATCGGTATAGATACAGAGCATATCTCTAGAGCTTACAACATCTATTTTGACAGAGCATTCAACATCATTAATACAAATGAGCCTAGACTATTTGTCCAGATAATCTCAGACACTGCTAGAGCTTACCGAAAGATATTTAATGATTTCGCACTGCAAGAAAATACAATTGTAGCTTCATCATATACAGAGCTTGTAGACGACTTATTTATGGACATGTACTCTGAAGAGTTACAGAAACTTCAGCAATCATGTTAAAAATTAGCAAGGCAGCAGTTATAGAGTTTAGCACTAGAGGGAGCAGGAAATCTGCTCCTTCTAAATCTAGAAATAAGGAACCGCAGTATGTAAACATAAAGGGTTCTAAATATAGATATGAAGACCATGCTACGCAGAAATCTGCAAAGAGCATTACTAGCACTATGAAGAAAACATCTAGCAGAATAGCTGAGATGAATCTTAAAGATTGGCTAGAGTATGAACAGAGATACACGAATCTTATTCGTAGAGACTTATCCATTAGATAAATAAAAATGAAAAACATTATTTCTAAAATTACCCTGCAAGATTTATTTCTTGTGGGGTTTACCATTTCTATAATTACCGTATCAATATTTTCAATAATAAATCTATAATCAATTATCAAAATGAAAAAGACAATTACTACAATTCGCCAATACGCTACTGCGTTAAAGATGCTCAGAACATTACCATTAATGAAGGCTGACATTTATAGACTTATGAATGACTCATCTACACATGCTGAGGAAATAAGTAATATGCATCACGACATATCATCTCTAGAAAGCAGTGTTGGCGATAACGAGAGTTCTATATACGAAAATCAGTCAGAAATTAGAGATATTCAGAGCGATATGGAAGATAAGATTTCTAGCTATGATGTAATTGACATTGTAGAAGATGAGCGTGACTATATCTCTAGGGAGGATATATCAGACTATACACTTGATGCTGACTCTATCAGACAATTAGTCCATGAAGAGATTGAGGAATATGCACCTGCGGTTTCTGAGGATGCTCCTATGATATCTCCAGAAGAGTACCAGAATATTATTAATGATGTTGTGCGTGAGATTGTACAACGCTTAGAAGCTTAATTATGTATATCACTATATTAGATTACGACTCTGTTCAAGTTTACACTTATAAACTTACTGACGAGCAATACGAAATGGATGGGTATGAGTTGTTCGCAACTCTGCCCCACAATTTTGATAATTGCCAATACATGTATCATGCAAATCATTACTACTCACTTATATGAATAATTTATTTGAAGAACTCTATGAGGCTCTTAGACCTACAGATTTAGAGCTTGAGAAATTTGAGGAAAAGCAGTCTAAAGCTGCTAGAAATGTAATGAATGTAGTTAAGAAAAACCTAGATAAAAAACATAAAAATGGCTAGAACATATTACGAAGTAGCAACAGGAGATTTATACATTGAGGCTACAATCAAAGTTAAAATTATGGCGAATGTAAATGCTAATTACGACCCAGAAGAAATTATATATGACAATCTATACTTAGGCGAATGGAGCGAGCTAGATGTAGTCAGTATTGACAAGGAAGAACTTAGCAATATACAAATAGAAATAGACGAATACGAATGAATATAATTACTCAAAACTCAAAGCTCAAATCTACATCTAAGGAGATGGGATTACGAGTATTCAACTTTGGTATTCCTGCATATAAATCAGCATCGGGCAAGGTAACTTGTCCGTTTGCTGATAAATGTGTCAAGTATTGTTACGCACAAAAGGGTGCTTATATTTGGGGAAATGTCAAACCTGCATTTGAAAGAAGATACGAGCTTTCTAAGCAGGACGATTTTGTAGAAATAATGGTTTCAGAGATACTCAAAAAGAAAGTTGACTATCTAAGAATACACGATAGCGGTGACTATTATAGCAATGAGTATATCTATAAATGGTTCGCTATCGCAAACGCACTTCCTAGTGTCCGATTTTATAGTTACACTAAATCTATTCCTCTATTTATTGGTAAGACAATTCCAAAAAACATGGACATTATTTTTAGCGAAGGCTCTAAGAAGGACGAGCTTATTGATGTCAATATCCATAGACATAGCCGTATCTTCAGCGCAAAATCAGAGCTAGAGCAAGCAGGATATGTAGACGCATCAAAAAACGATTTGATGGCTACCAAATGGTTTAATACTAACAACCGAATTGGTTTAATTTTTCATTAATATTAATATGATTTTAGAAATTACATCTCCACCGTTTAATGTATATGATAACGGTAAAAAGACACACGACACCTCTACGAAAACAGCGCATATAAATACAGATATGATACAGAGCGTTGTTACACATTATGTAAAGGTATATCTACCAACAGGTTTGACTACAAACCAAGCATGCTCAAAGATTATTATGAGTGATGGCTTTGCCTTTTATTCAGACATGTTACCTAGAGAAATATCAAGTATTATCAACAAAAATAATTTATAAGACTATGAGTGATTTTGATTTATTAGACATGAGCAATACAGAAAAATACGAAGCTCGTGTACTCGCTAAAGTTGACTTTCATATCTACTTTAATGTAGATGTTCCTTCTAATCTTAGCGAAAGGAACAAAGAACTTTACATTGAGGAGATTTGCAGAAATGCTTACTACGATAGTGACCTTGAGATTACTCATGGTTTAGGTGTTGTGATAAACACATCTATAGAGACAGTAGAAAGAGAGTTAGAAGATTATTCACCAACAAGTTTGTAGTTATGAGCATAGCAGATATAAAAGATTTGGTACGAGATTTATCGTGGGACTATGACAGAATGAGTCAGTCGGGACAGCAAACACTAGAGAAATTATTTGAAATATTAGATATAGAATAGTTATGAAAGTTAATTTATACGGAAGAATAAGCGAAGAAGGCGAATGGGGATTAATATATTCCTCAGATGACATTGATTTAGTTAGAGACATGAGATTAAAAGTAATGTCTGCTTATAACAATGAAAATAGACATGAGTCCGAGTATTTAAAATTTAAAATAACTGTAGAATCTGATAAATAAATAGATATGACTAAGTTTCAAGCAACACTAGAAGACCTAAAAAGAAGTGGTCAAATCTTTGGTGGTATTTACCGCAAGAAAGATGGTAGTATTACTAAATTTAATGGACGCTTCGGAGTCCACAAATTCTCAAAGGGAGGCGATAGAACTACGCCTAACTACTATGCATTAATATGGGACAACAACAGGAAACGCTACACAGCATTAATACCAGAGAATATCCTGCAGTTAAATGCATACGGTGATACCTATTATCCAAATGAGCTTTTGTTTTAATGGAGAGCGCAGATAATTTATTATACAAGGCTGATTTATCAGTCTTGTATGATGCTCTCAATAAGCTTACAAAAATGTCAGAGCCTTACTTTGATAAAAAAGAAGTAGCTCTTATGGTGTTTGCCTTTGACAAATTTGTAAGAATACACGAGACTAGAACGGACGATTTGATACTCTACAAGAACAAGATTAACACAGCTCGCAATGAGTATGCTTCTATGAAAATGCAGAGAGATGGTTGGAGAGAAAAATATGAATTGCAGAATAAGATTCTAAACAATCTTATGGACAATTCAATATAATGTATTACTATAATACAAACCCCTTTAGGGGGTTTGTATAATAATATAATCCCTGCGATGCAAATAACAGACAAATACCTAAAAAAGTTTTTCACTAAAGACAATAGGTTTATACACTTCTCCGTAAGAAAAGGAGGCTATCATTTTCTAAATGATGACGATGTAGAAGAGACTAGGTTTATAGCTCTTACTAATATTATGGCTGTGATAAATAGAGAAAAGGAGTTTGAGAACGAGCCGCATATCATAGGCTACACAATGACTCTTATACAGCACGCATTTCTATCAATGCTCAAGCGTAAAACAGCGTTAAAAAGGAGCATGGACATAAGGAATGAGTCTGAACTTATTTACGGAGATGGCGATCAAGCATATAATAAATATATGGCTAGCGCCACAGTATCTGATGGTGCTGATAACGATGAGTTTAACCATGTAAATCTAATAGCAAAGTCAGTATTATCTGAAGAGGAATATGACATGCTTATGATGCATGGATATCATGGGCTTACATACAGTGCTATTCAGAAGAAATACCCTCACAGAAGTATAGAATCTACGAGGGCAAAAGTAATGCGAATCAAAAAAATTATTCAGAAAAATGTTAGAAAGGAATCAGAAATCGTTGACATTAAATCAAGTGAAGGAATTGTGTCAGAGGTACACGAGCTTGACAGGAGTCAATCCGATGCTGAAAAGCAGAAAGAAAAATATAATCACATCAAGGCATTGCATCTTATATCTTTTGAATAAAAAGCATAAAATGCACCCAGTGTTACTAGCAGGCTATTTCGGTGTTGATAGAACTACCATTCTTCATGCTGTGAAAACAGCAAGGACTATGGTTGAGACTAATCACAAATCCTATGTAAATAGCATACTGCTTTGGGATGACATTATATCCGATATGATGCCTAAATACATTGAAGACTATTATCAAGACTACATGTCTGAGTTTAGGTCATCGGTGTATCGTACATTTAGAAATGCTGTGATGTCAAAAGCCTTAGATAAGGCTTCGGTTGCAGAGTTAATGGAGAGTATATATTCAGAACTATTTGATGGTAGTGAAGAACTCGTTAATAACGAAGTGGAATAAAGCGGTAATTTACCCTGTCCGTTGTGTAATTTAGGGTAGTAACTTTAAAGATTTAATTATGTCTTATCAATTCAAAACCACCAACATCAAGGGCAAACAGTATGTTGAGGTTAACGAGAGAATTAAGTATTTCCGCTTTGCGGATGATTACAAAGGTTGGTCAATATCTTCAGAGATAATCCACCTAGATGCTGAGGGATGTGTAATCAAAACTACGGTTTGTGATGCAGATGGCCTAGTAAAAGCAACAGGCTTTGCTCAAGAAGATAAAGCTAGTAGCTATATCAACAAGACCTCATTTGTAGAAAACTGTGAGACCTCAGCAGTAGGTCGTGCGCTAGGAATGTTGGGTATCGGTATTGACACATCTATAGCAACTTCAAACGAAGTGTCTATGGCTATAGCGAAGCAATCAGCACCAAAGAAAGAAGAGCTAAAGCCAATGACAGCTGACATAAAAAGTCAAATGGTCAATGCGGTAAAAGCAGGAAAGTCTGAGCAGGTGGTAAAGGCTTTGGTCAAGTACAGTGTTACAGATAAAGTAAAGAAAGAAATCCTTGAAGCTAAGTAACGAGCATTGGGATTCTATAGAGTTCTCTATAGATAACGGAAACGAATTTGAATTGACTTTCCGTAAAGAGCGTGAAGATGGTATGACTCATTTGTATCAAGTGATACAAGACCAAGAGGTATACAGATTCACATTCAATGATGAGAAGCTCGCTGACTTTATTTACGAATTGAAAACCTTATTACTAGAAGAATAATGGATATATTGGAGAAGTTTAACAACGATGAGCATTACTATGCTGACAAGGAATACATAACAAACAGCGGTCTCAAGTTGATGTTAGAATCTCCTACTAAATTTCATTTATGGAGAATGGGTAAGTGGTCTTACCCCTCTTCTCCTGCCTTTAGTATAGGTAGTGCGGTTCATCAATTGTTCCTAGAGGGTATTGACAATACTGTTGAGTTTACTAAGCGCAGGGCTGGGTCTGAATGGCTAGAGTTCTCTGAGAAAAACTCAGACAGGATTATCCTAAGCTCTAAGGAATACGACTTGGTTCACTCTATGATTGACAAGCTCAAAAAGGTTGATGATGTTCAAGAGATTTTTGGAAATTTCACACCCGAAGTTCCTATGATTATGACCGAAAAGGACATAAAGATAAAAGGAAAGGCGGATGCTGTTAGAGACGATTGGGAGGGTGTAAAGGTCATTGACCTAAAGACCTGTAAGTCGCTCAGAGATTTTGAGAAATCAGCACCTTGGAGTGGTTACGACCAACAAGCCGCATTGTACACGAAACTGTTTAACGCAGATGAGTTCTACTTTGTAGCAATAGAGAAAGAGTTTCCATACGAGGTAGGCATCTACAAGGTATCGGATAACTTCATGTCAAGAGGACTGCGTAAGCTAGACTCATCATTAGAAATGTACAAACACTTATTTGTAAATGGAAACTACAGAGGCTATTCCGCCAAGCATTCGGAACTCTAGTCATATTGACTACATAGTTCTAAAGAGTGTTTCAAGCGCATGCGGAATTAACGAAGAGGACATATGCTCGGCTAACAAGTCAGCAGATGTGTCAAGAGCGAGAGCTATCTTTTGTATTGTTATGGACGAGTTAGGATTTTCCAACTCAGAAATTCAAAGGATGCTAGGCATTGAATATCGTAGCGTTCAACGCTACATATCATTGAAAAACGAGAGACTTGAGAACGATGTTTTCAAGTATTGTTACGAAAAGTCTATTGACTTTGTTAAGAATAGTAACTTTGATTACAGCGATGTATTCTCTAAGATTACTAGTCTTGAGCTAAAGGTTTTAGACATGGAAGCTAAATATCAACACTTAAAACAATTACTTTTAAATCAATAATTATGTCAACGGAAAAAGTATTTCTAGGGAAGACCACAGTGGTAGACACTCAGTACGGTCAAATTGTAAAAATCGCTTTCGGGCCTAACGACTTTGAAGCGTTAGCTCAGAACAAAAACGAAAAGGGTTGGATTAACCTTGAGTTGAAAGACAAGCGAGATGGCGGTAAGTATCTCCAAGTTCAAGGAGATTACAAATCTGCAAAAGGCTCTGGCCCATCATCTCCTGTTCTAGCACAGGAAGAGGATGACATGCCATTCTAAATATAGAGATGAGAGGGGCGCAAGCCCCTCTCTTTTTATATGTTAGTTCTGGAATTATTACTAGTGTTTATTATGTACCACATACTAAAGTTTTTATTAGATGGCTAAAGGACAAAATATATATCACTACTCTGCTAGGGTAACTTGGCAGAAGCGCAGGGGCAGTGGACACATCAACATGTTTATGGGAGATGAGTCAAGGCCTTTTCAATTTATATCTAGGTCAGATGGAATTGAACAACTAAACGGAAACCCTGAAATAATACTTCAGGTAATGGGCCACTTAGGTCTTGTGGGTAGCAAGATTTATAACTTTAAGTTTGTAGAGGTGTATGAGCAAAAGCTCATATCAGAATCGTTTTATTATAAGGAGAAAGATGAGTAAAATTAGACAGTTTGTGTACACAGTTGATGAGTTGAGGGACTCATTGACTAGCTTGAGAAGTAACGGCATAACCAAAGGAGAGTGGGTTGGCTTTGAAGGATTGTTTGAAAGGTATTCCATGAAAAGAGGTAGCACTACATATATATATGCAGGCGCTCACCAAGGTAAATCTCAATTTACATTTGAGATGATGATGAATCTAGCTGAGTATAGTGGTTGGAAGTGGGCCGTATACTCTCCCGAAACAGGTAGCCCTACAGAGGTTTATGCTGAGTTGCTTTGGGTGTATTTAAGAAAGCCGTTCCTTGTTAATGACAAGATAACAGCCACCGATGAAGAGGCTGATGCGGCTATGAAATTTATAAATAAGCATTTCTTTATTATTGACAGCGGTCTTTCAGACCTGTCTATTGAGGGATTCTACACTGCTGTTGAAGACATAGAGTCAAATCTAGATATAAAGATTGACGGATGCTGTGTTGACCCTTTCACTGAGGTGGCTACAGATATAAATAGCGGAGTAAGGGATGACATTGCAATTGGAAAGATTCTTACTACCGTTCGCAAGCATTCTGCTGATAAGGATTACCATACAATAGTTACGGTACACACCAAGCATCAGCAAGCTAAATATAAAAATGGAGTTCCTTATGTTGATGTGCCAACCATGAATGACATTGCAGGAGGTATGCAGTGGTCTAGGAAAGGTATGATGGTTCTCAATGTATGGAGATGTCCTTACGGATTAGAAGATGAGAATGGTGTTCCTTACGAACCCAATCAAGTTAAAATCACTGTGGTAAAAGCCAAGCCGAAAATCGTAGGAAAGCTTGGTAGTGTGTCAATGTATTACGATAGAATTAAGAACCGATATTACGAGATAGACAATCAAGGTAATAAGGTTTACGCTAAACAAAAATAATATGGAAACATGGCAATGTTTTGTATTACTCTGTCCTGTGTATATAGCCCTTGCTATAATTGGAGCTGAGTACAAAAGAAAAAAGTAAGATGAACAGAGAGATACTACTAGAGATGTACGAGAAACTTTGGAACGCTGACAAGGACAAGTATGCTTGGAATGTGATTCTAAAGGACACGCTTGAGAAATTAGAAAAGTGTAAGCACATCAAAAGAGAAGGTGAGAGTTGCAGATTAAACAACAACTGCACTTACCCTAATTGTAAAACCAATAATGATACAGAACAATAGGGTTTTGTGTCTTTAATTGAACATTATGTCAAGTAAACTGCACAAGATGCTTAACACCTTCTGTCACAAATTTAGCAAATATTTGTGACACAAGATGCTTGACACCTTTAACACAAAAGAGAAATGAAAGAGAAAGATGAA